TCAAATTACTTTGTTATTCAATGGTATAATTGAGGCTTTATTATCATACTCTTTAAGATAGCGTCCATAATGCCTGAATAACATTTCTGGGCCTTTGTGACCCATCTGTCCGGCGAGCCAGAAAAGGTTGGCGCCCTGGCTGATATGGCGTGTTGCGAAAGTATGCCTGGTCTGGTATGGGTTACGGTATCTGATCCCCGCTTTACGTAATGTCGGAACCCAGGCTTTTTTGCGTATTGCGTCCGCGCTGGCCCACGGCTTATTCGTTTTCGGATCCTCGAATATCGTTGCGTCTTTCATAAAGGTGAAGGTTTTCTGATTCGCCAGCACAGCCATCGCCGCATCGTTAAGTTCCACCTTGCGCGTTCCTGCCTTTGTTTTAGTCCCCTTAATAACCCCTACTACACTCGCGTTCTGAACGTGCGCCGTCTTCCCGATGAAATCTATATCGCGCCAGCGTAGTGCGCATAACTCCGAGCTGCGTAAACCCGTCTGGATCGCGAACATAAACAGATTGCCCCACTGCTTATTTGCGGCAGAGGAAAGGAGGGCATCTACTTCTGCAGGTGAAAGCGGATCGACAATATAATCGCTGTCAGCAGTCGATTTATCGCTTTGATACCGGGATGCCGTTACCAGAGATACTGGATTGAGTTGGAGTACACCATCTGTTACAGCCTCATCAAGCGCTGATCGTAAGAAAGAAAGTTGGTTGCGAATTGTCTTCAGCGTAGTGGTGCGGCTCTGGATCCACGCCTTCATTGCAGCCGGTGTAAGTTCGCTTGCAGGTAGTGAGTGAAGAGCTACCAGCGCGCTACGACATTTTTTATAACCGCCGATGGTGGACGGCGAAAGTTTTCGCGTTTCACAGATGTTAATGTATTCGTCCAAGTACATTTTTATTGTCTTTCCAGCGGCCGCATTGCCAAATAATTTTAACCGTGCAGATCGCGGGAAATATTCTGCATAAACGAATGTTCCACGCTCGATTTGATTATGTATTTCGCCGAGGGTCCGCTCGGCGTATTTCAAGTTTTTAGCGCTCACATCTAAATTTGAAAGGGGTTCTCTGCATTTCACCCCTTTATAAGTGAACGTGATATTTATGGTTTCACCCTGGCTGTGCTTCCTGATGGTCACGCCGCGCGGGAGTTTAGGCGACTCTGTCTTGCCCATTTAGCTACCTCACTCAAATCGATCCATCTCTCCTTAACGCCTTCCACTTTCAGAACTTGAACACCTTCACGCCAAACTCCGCGCTGTAAGCGCTTATTAATGGCATCAATGCTCTCACCAGTTTCATTGCAATAAGCTGAGATAGGCACACAATCGAGGTTCAGCATAATTCCTCCACTTTACCGGCTGCACCCGGTCATTCTTTGAAGATACAGGTCCCGCAGCCATTGCGGAACCAGTCACAACAACTACCACATCGGTTTACTTTTTTATTTGCGGATCCTCCTGCTGAGATGCTTCTGCGATAATCGGTTTAATGGTTGACAGCTTAAGCCTGCGAGCCGTCAGCGGAGCGCCACTGCGGCGGGCGTCTGCCGCTAGCCGGTCACGCTCGCTCAGTGATTCGCACAGAGCGGCTCGGGTTACATCCAGTCGCGTAGCTAGCTCTGTGACCAACTTCGCTGACTCTGGTGGTAGTGACCGGGCTGCTCGGTGGGCTTCTGCCACTAATTCTTTTGTGGTCAGGCGCATTTGTGGATCCCAATCAGTTCGTTGAACCGTGCCATGAACAGACCATAAGCCTGACGTGGGCGAAGCGGGATAACGGTAAACAGGTCGGTCGGTGGGATGCCGTCGAGCACTGGCCACACTGTACCGTCGTCGATATCCAGATCCCGGCGTTCGGTACCGAGCATGACCAGGTCGGCATACTTCACTGTATCGCGCTGGTGGGCCGGTAATCCGAACTTAGCGCGGATCTCACCATCGACATACGCCTCGATACGCTGGTAATCCGGGAGCAGGCGTTTCAGCGGTGCCGGGATGTCCTGGCAATATGCCTCAGCAGCATCATGCAGCAGCGCTTCAAGCGCGAACTCTGCGGGAACCAGTTGGCTGACCAGCACTGAATGCTGCGCGACGCTGTAGAACTCCGGCAGGTGGCCGGCAAAGCGGCAGATGTGAGAAAGGGCAGTGGCAATATCCTCGATCACGATATCTTCATGATTAATATTGAGGTAGTTAATATGCTTCCCGGATAGTGTCTGAATATATGACATTACGTGTTCTCCATTAATACGCGCTGCACCGCGCCTGATTTTTGGTTGAGCGAATCCCTCGCCTGCTGGCGATCGTTAATTTAATTACGTTGCCTTAAATGCCCCTGATGCGGGGCATTTAAGGCAACGTAATTAAGCGCTGAAAGAACCGATAAAGGTTTCCACCTGGCTGTCTTTGAACTTCTCGACCAGCAGATCACGGAACTCGGTGGCCATATCTTCCTGCTGGGCTTCCAGCTGGACAATGCGCAGCACCAGAGTAGGGCGATCGCCGCCGATGATGCTCAGCCGCAGTTTGAATGGACGCTCCGCCAGGCCTTCGAACGGTACGCAGCGAAACTCGAACGCCACCGGCATGATGTCCTGCGTGCGAGCTTCGACGCTTTCCATCAGAGAGCGCTTGCCGCTGAAGTCCTGATCCTCGTAGTCCGCTTTCTGGATGGACTCGATAGTGATTTTGCGGATCGCCGCCGCAGACTTCTTCGCGTCGATCGTTTCGCCGTCGGCATCAAAGCCGAGCAGGTTTTCTGCCCAGTCTTCTAGCCACTCGGCCAACTCTTTCTGGCTGTGGCGATCACCGTTTACTGAAAGCAGGGAGGCGAATGGGGCGGTCTTTTTCAGTGCTAGGTGCGCGGTGTTGTCTGCATGCCCTGGGCTTTCGATTGTGCCGAGGTTGAAGACTGCCGCTGCGCGCATATCGTCGGCGTTGATAAAGCAGCGACTACCTTCCGTAGCGTAGCCAGTGGAATAGCGCGTAAAGTCTTCAATGCTGGCGGTGACCATCTTGCCGCGGAAGCGGTAGCGCTCCAGACAAAGCGATTCCAGGCTATCAATGCGGACACCCTGCGGAATGACAGCTGCGGGGCAGTCGACGCTTTCAAGCTTCTCTTCCATGTAGCGGGAGAGGGTCAGATCGCTAATTTTTTCGATCGCGGTACCGTCTAAAGAGTGGGACATGATTCTTCCTTAAGAAAATGTGAAAGGGTTACTGCTTGGCGCGCAGTTTCGCGTCGGAGTCGCCGGCAAGAGTGAATAACTGACCCTGATCTTCCTGAAGGATGGTCAGTTTACCGCCGCGGTTCACATACATTGGAGTTTCGGTGCTGTCCTCTTCCGAGGATTTGCCGCGAGGGGTAGGGCGTACATAAGCCAGCTTATGCTTGATCATCACCCGCTTCTCTTCGACGGAGTTGCTCATGCGGTCCAGCTCAAAGGTCAACGTAACTTTTCCCTTCTGGCCGTTGTTGAGCACGCCGAAGGCGACCTCACTCAGTGCCACGGCGATTTTGTTCTGGAACACGCCGCCGTCCAGTTCGCCCATAAACTCGGGCACATCGGTCAAACGTTCATTACTCATCGGGTATACCCTCTGAAAACAGGCTGCTGACACAGCCGGGTTAGTTTCTCCACACAACACAGGAGAGCACCTGCACAATATCTCGACTGCAATCGCCTTATGTGCCCGGGTGGATTGGGTTATGAGCCCGTCGCCCGGTGATGCTCTCGTGTGTTGCGTAAAAAAATTGCGGCATCCTCACGGGTAGAGACAGATGCCGCCAAAGACAGCAACGCAGCTTTTACAGGTTTCAAGTTGTGGGCCAGACGCTGATCTTCTGGTTGCCGTTGGAGCGGCTGCAATTCACCACAACTGGAAGCGCACTCCGCTGTTTTCACACCGGTCACCCATAACTGGTTTGAAGGAGTGCGCTTCCATGTTGTGTGCCTGTCTTTTCACCACTTCAGGCTCGGTGGATCCTGCTATTCCCCAACAACAAGGATTCGGTTAATCTGGATATCCCCAACGACAAAATGGCAATTATCTATATGGTTGATATTTCTGCTGCATTTGTTGCAATTAAAGAGACTCTCGGCCTTTTAAAAGTGGTTAATGACGCCAAAAATGATCACGAAATCAGAAGCGCCACATCAGAGATTCAAAGCAAATTAATTACGCTTCAAAGTGAATGCTTCGCTCTTGGCGAGATGGTTCGATCGCATGAAGCAGAGGTAGTAACACTCAAAGCAAAAATTGCAGAGTACGAAGATTTTAAAGCCCAGACTGAAGGTTATGTTCTGAACCAACTTGAATCGGGTACGCTTGTTTACACCAAGAACGAGGCCGTGGGAGATGCGGAGATAGCCGTGCATCTTTGCCCAAACTGTCATTCCAAGCGTGTAATATCGATGCTTCAGCCTACTGGTGACACAGCGTACGACGCACACACGGAAAAATATTTTTACCAAAGTCGTTGTCATTGCTGTGGCTCACTTTTCTCAATGAACAGGTCTGATTACAAACCCGTAGACATGGTTTATCTCTGTTAGGGATATCCAGATTGTTAAAGAGCAAGCGTCCTACAGGGCGCTTTTTTATTGCCAACGAATCATCCCCATCTTCATACGCCTGGGGCGGCTACTGCGCGGGCGTCCTGCCTGTTCGCTTTCTATAATGAAATCTAAAATAACTTAGATTAAAGGTCAAGCAGAAAACCTAAACTAATTTAGATTTTCTGAGGGGGAAGGGTAATTATTTGCGGCGCATCATGCGGCGGTGTTCAACAACCACCCCAACGACATGAATCTTTTCTTTTGCAGAATTGCGGATAGCGTAGTCTTCATTCAGTGGCACGAGTTCAAAAATTTCTTCGCCAGTTTCACTGATCCCGCGTGCACGGTATTTTTTAAATGTAGCTTCGTCACCGCCGTTCTTTGCGACAACGTAATCGCCAGGGCCAGGGTGTAGCTCAGGATCCACAATGATTACATCACCTTCAACAAATTCGGGCTCCATTGACTTTCCTTTTACCTTGAGGGCAAAGGTTGAATGAGAGTGAAACTCTGACGTCAAAATATACTCCACCGTTCCATCGATATTTCTGGCGTCGCACTCAGGTGACCAAGCCCCAGCCTGGACATAACTGATGATAGGAACTTGCTGCGCTGCTACTGGTGCAGGCCCAATGTTAGCCTCATCCTCCCGACCATATAAAAGGAATCCTTCAGTTACACTGAGATATTGAGCAAGTTTCGTCAGCGATTTCCCGCCCGGCACGTTCAGATCTCTTTCCCAGTAGCCAATCGTTACATCAGAAACTCCAAGCGCTTTACCCAATTGGCCTTGAGTAAGCTTTCTCTGTTTCCTTAATTCCTTTAACCGCGTGCCAAGTGTCCCCACGATTCAAACCCTTAGAAATGAAACCTAAGTAATCTTAGTTTTTATTGACCTAAAAAAGATTAGATAATAATATCTAAATATTCTTAGGAGGATAAGATGACCACAACTGAACTTGAGCAGTACTTCGGTTCGCCAAACAAGGCGGCTGAATTTTTTGGGGTATCGCCTGAAGCCTTTTATCAATGGCGAACTCGCCCGGGCCAACTAATTCCTAAAGGCCGTGCAGCAGAGGCGGCTGCACGCACTAAAGGAAAACTCAAATTCGACTCTTCGCTTTACCAGAAGCGTAACGAGAAAGCGGCATAGCAGAAACCACAGATTCAAGGAGTTAACCGTGGGCAATCAACACTGGCAAGTCGAAAAGCAGCCCGCGTGGCTGGTGGCGGCAATTAAAAAGACCATATCAAGCCTGCCGGGCGGTTACGCCGAGGCGGCTGAATGGCTGGGCGTAACAGAGGATGCGCTCTTTAACCGCCTGCGCACTGGTGGCGATCAGATCTTCCCAATGGGCTGGGCGATGGTTCTCCAGCAGGCCAGCGGCACCAAGCACATCGCTGATGCGGTATCGCGTCAGTCGAACAGCGTCAACGTCCCGCTGGTGGATATCGAGGATGTGGATAACGCCGACATCAATCAGCGCCTGATGGAAACCATTGAGTGGATCAGTGAGCACTCCAAGTTCGTTCGCAAGGCAACCGCTGATGGCGTCATTGACCAGGCCGAACGCGAGCAAATCGAAGAGAACAGCTATCAGGTGATGGCGAAGTGGCAAGAGCATTTAACGCTGTTGTATCGCGTTTTCTGCGCGCCAGAAAAGAGTAACGCCCGCGAGTGTGCAGCTCCGGGCGTCGTGGCGTGTCGTATCAGTGGAGAAACTAACGCATGAACAGTTTAACGGTAAATCACCGTCTGCCGCAACTCCGTGGCTTCCCGGTCAATGGGACCCCGTCGTTTCGGTATGAGCGCATGGTATCAGGCCGCTGGGTTGCATGTAACCACAGCCGGGCGATGGCAATCGTGGGGGTATGGCGCCGTAAAGGAGAATCTTTATGCGTGAAATCGACAGGAGATTCAGGGACCACCGCGGCGTCCCGGTTCGGGTTATCCGGTGGGAGCCAGAGACCCGACGTGTCATATACCTGCGAGATGGGTACGAGCATGAATGCTTCAGCCCTCTCGATCAGTTCCAGCGCAAATTTACAGAGTTAAAGGGCGACCATGAGCACTAAATTAAGCAGCTACGTTTGGGACGGCTGCGCGGCTTCCGGCATGAAATTGTCCAGCGTGGCGATCATGGCGCGCCTGGCTGATTTCAGCAGCGATGAGGGAGTATGCTGGCCTTCCATCGAAACTATTGCACGGCAACTCGGCGCCGGGCCAAGCACTGTGCGCACGGCGATCGCCAAACTTGAGAAAGATGGCTGGCTTAAGCGTACTCAGCGCCGCCAGGGCAACCGTAACGCATCCAATATCTACCAGCTAAATGTGGCAAAGCTCCGTACGGCGGCATTGTCTCACCTGCCAGATTCTGACACGTCAAATTCTGACGCATCAAAATCTGACCCGTCAAAATTTGAGGCATCAAAATCCGGCAAAAACGGCGGTTTTGACCCGTCAGAATCTGGCGGGGATCCGTCAGTAAAATCAACTACTGATCCATCAGATAAAAAACCTTTTTGTCAGGTTGCTGAGCAACCCGACCCTGCCGTGGTGATCACTGACCAGGCGAAACAGGTTTTATCGCACCTGAACCAGACCACCGGATCACGGTACCAGGTCTGCAAGTCGTCTCTGGAAAACATTCGCGGCCGTCTGGCAGAAGGGTTTACGCCTGATGAGCTGACGCTGGTGGTTGATTACAGTGTCGAGAAGTGGGGCGACGATCTGAAAATGGCCGAATATCTCCGTCCGACAACCCTGTTCCTGCCCTCCAAATTCCCCGGCTACCTGCAATCGGCGAACAAGTGGAACTCCGCAGGGCGCCCGGCACGCGAAACATGGGGCCAGCGTAAAGCGGATCCGATGAAGTTCGGTCCTATTGATAAAAAAATTCCTGAGGGATTCAGGGGGGCAACATCATGAGCATCGAATCCGAAGTTTTGCAGTTCGCGCTGGATAACCCTGGCTGCAGCACCCGTCAGGTTGCCAATGTTCTGACCCATAGCTCGTTTCGCACGATCAGCCGCTGCCTGTTCCGTTTTCACAACGAGGGGAAGCTCAAGCGCGAGATTCAAAACGACACCACGATTGTGTATTACCCCTGCGAAGACTTCGTCAAAACAGAAGCCGCAGCAGCAGCTGCTTCCTACGCAGACACAGTGAAGACCCTGACTGATTTAGAGAAATACGCCGTGGAACTGGAGGAGAAGGGGCTTTACCTGCGCGCTGCGACGGTATGGCTTCAGGCTTTCGACCTGACATCTGTGAATAAGGATCGGGAGCGATACGTCAAACGACGTGCGTCATGCCTAAAACAGGCCAAGAAACGCTGCGTAACAGACGCGTGCTTGCTGGCAGGCCATTACATCGGAGAAGACCAATGACCAATAAATACTGCCGGGACCTGGCCGAACTGCGCAGCCAGCCGCTGCACGAACTGAAGGAAGTCGGCGACCAGTGGCGCACGCCGGATAACATTTTCTGGGGCATCAATTCCATGTTTGGCCCGTTCGTTCTGGACCTGTTTTCCGACGGCGAGAATAGCAAATGCGAAGCGTATTACACCGCAGAAGACAATGCGCTGGTGCAGGACTGGTCCGCCCGGGTGGCAGAACTGAACGGCGCTGCCTTCGCGAACCCGCCATACAGCCGCGCCAGCATGCATGAAGATGATTACATCACCGGTATGCGTTACATCATGCAGCACGCCAGCGCGATGCGCGACAAGGGCGGTCGCTTTGTCTTCCTGATCAAGGCTGCAACCAGCGAGGTGTGGTGGCCTGAAGATGCCGATCACGTTGCGTTTATCCGCGGCAGAATTGGTTTCGATCTGCCGATGTGGTTTGTGCCAAAAGACGAAAAGCAGGTGCCGTCCGGAGCGTTCTTCGCTGGTGCAGTAGTCGTATTCGACAAGACCTGGCGCGGACAGGCGATGAGCTATATCAGCCGTAAGGATCTGGAAGCGCGCGGAGATGCCTTCATGGCGCAGATCCGCCGCGAAGCTGAGCGCCTGATTAAGCAGGTTGAACCACAGCAACAACCGCAAAATATTCCAGAAATTATTTCAGAAGCCGTAGCGCCGGTGGAAGAGGTACCGCAAGCAGCTGCTGAGCCAGAACTGCCGCTGACCAAGAAAGACATTCTGGAGCAAAGCGGTTTTAACTTCTGGGCGTGTGCATGCGCGGCGTTCGGTGACAAAGAGGTGTACACCTTCTCAGAATCGCGCTTTGCGCACACCTGGGCATCTGATTCCGTCACAGCACCCGAATTTATCGTTGTGCCGACGGAAACGATCGCCAAAGCGATAGAGCTGATTAAAGAGAATGTCGATCAGCAGCAGCTCATTGCCTGGCTGGACCAGCAAAGCTTTGAGCATGAAAACATCCGCGACGATATGAAGTCCCGCCTGTTAACTCTGGCGCCAGAGGTGATCACCGAATACGGGATAGCGGCCGCTGAAGTAACGGCAGTTCTCGAGTCCATCCCCCAGCATCACTGGCACAACATTCGTTCTCTGAGGGCCCGATTCCGGCTCCTTATGGATGAACGAAAAGCCGGGCAGAAAGAGGAGAAGGCCGCGTGAAAACCCTGACCATTCGCCAGCAGGAGGTCTTAGACCTGCTGATCGATTACCAGAAAGAGCACGGCTTCCCTCCAACCGTTGCTGAACTGGCCGGGTTAATGGGCTGCCGCTCGCATAACTCGGCGCGGGACACTTTGCTCATCCTCCAGCGAAAAGGGGCAATCACGATCACCCCGGGCGTTTCCCGTGGGATCTCTATTACAGGGCAGCAATCCGAAGATGAAGCCATTGCGATAATTCGTGCGCTGCTGATCGGCGATGAAAGTGCGCGGGAGCAGGCGCTCACATTCCTGGAGATCCGCGGGGTCGAGCTATGAAGCTGACCCTGCCATTCCCACCGAGCGTCAATGCCTACTGGCGATCCCCAAACAGCGGCCCGTTGAAAGGTCGCACTCTCGTTAGCGCCAAGGGGCGGGCATTCCAGAGCGAGGCATGCGCGGCGATCATCGAGCAGCTGCGCCGTTTACCGAAGCCCAGCAGTGCGCCGGCGGCGGTGGAGATCGTTCTTTTCCCGCCGGACGCCCGCCGTCGCGACATCGACAACTACAACAAAGCGCTGTTCGACGCGCTGACTCACGCGGGCATCTGGGAAGACGACAGCCAGATTAAGCGAATGCTGGTGGAGTGGGGACCAGTAACGCAGAAAGGAAAGGTCGAAATCACGATCAGTAAGTACGAACCGGCGGGTGCAGCCGCCTGATAAGTGGAGAAACGTATGAACCAGACAACTGTATTCACGCTTTGCGCTACACATCACGCCGTATCAGCAAGCCAGACGATAACTATGTCCAGCCGGGATATCGCCGCGCTTGTAGGTTCACGTCACCCGGATGTGTGCATAACTATCGAGCGACTGATGGGTAAAGGAGTCATCGAGGGGTATACGGCATTGCCGTACACCCATCCGCAGAACGGGCAGGAGTATCACCACTACCAGGTGAATAAGCGAGACAGCTATGTGATTGTTGCGCAGCTCTGCCCCGAATTTACTGCCCGCCTGGTTGACCGTTGGCAGGAACTGGAGAGCGGCCAACAGATGAGCGTACCTCAGACCCTGCCAGAGGCGCTGCGTCTTGCTGCTGATCTTGCCGAGCAAAAAGAGAGGCTGGCGCTGGAGCTGGCCGCCGCGGCACCAAAAGTTGAATTTGTCGATCGCTACTGTACCGCCAACGGCTCACTTTCATTCCGCCAGGTGGCGAAGCTGCTTAAGGCCAAAGAAACAGATTTCCGCCTCTTCCTGATCGAGAACGACATCATGTACCGGCTCGGCGGTGCGCTGACGCCGCGGCACCAGCATATTGATGCCGGACGTTTTGAGGTCAAAACGGGGACTTCGACCACTTCTAACCACGCTTTCAGTCAGGCGCGCTTCACGGCTAAAGGGGTGAAGTGGATTGGTGGGTTATGGGCAGAGCATGTCGCTAAAGGGAATGCTGCGTGAGAGCGTTACTTACCCCTGTCGTCGTGAAGGAGTTCGGGATCGTGGCTTTCCGGCCTGGTCCTGAACTCATGCCGCATTTCCATCGCGGGCGCATTCTGCTGGAGAATGAACCGGAGCGCCTGGCCAACCTGCCAACCGGCGAACTTCCAGCGGCAGGCCAGCCGCTGGCAGAGGACCCATTAATGGTGCCTGTCTTTGAGCATGCCGATGTCATTCAGCGGGCTGGTGGCCTGTCATGCCTTGAGGCCTGGCTAATGCGTGAATCTGGCTGCCAATACCGTCACAGCGACTATCACCATCACGAAATGGTCACCATGCGACATGCACCCGGCGCGCTGCGGTTGTGCTGGGCCTGTGATATCCGGGTGCGAGAGCAATTTACTGCCGAACTGTCGGGCATTGCACGAAAGAACCTGGTAGCCTGGGTATTGTCGGTTGTTCGCGCCGGTCTGGGTTTCGATGATGCCCACCCGGTGACTCTTCCAGAACTTTGCTGGTGGCTGACGATCAATAAGCTGGCCCACGTCATCCCGGAGGCGGTAGCACGCAAGGTCCTGCGTATCCCGGCTGAGAAATTCCAGTCGGTGACGCGTGAGGCCGACATTGTGCCGTCGGTACCGCCCACCAGCATGGTGGAGGAGGCCGTTGAAAAGGTGCTGGCGCTGCAGGTGGATCCAGAGACGCCGGAATCCTACATGCTGAGGCCGAAGCGCCGACGCTGGCAGAACGAGAAGTACACCCGCTGGGTAAAGGCGCAGCCTTGTGCGTGTTGCCAGAAACCAGCAGACGACCCCCACCACCTGATCGGCCACGGCATGGGTGGGATGGGTACCAAAGCGCATGATTTGTTCGTGATCCCGCTGTGCAGAGCGCACCACGATGAATTACACGCTGACGCCGTGGCATTTGAAGCGAAATACGGCACGCAGCCGGGGCTGCTGCTGAAAACATTAGACCGGGCGCTGGCTATCGGCGTACTGGCGTAGACGGAGTGGAGAACGCGATGAATCTGGATGGAGTTTTAAAATTTTTTGCACCGAAAGGTATGCACATTTCGGATAGCGTCCGCGCAACAGCGGGCGATCAGTTAACCGTAACCGACATTATGGCGGCGCTGGGCATGACTCAGGCAGATGCCGGGATCGGCCTGGCCATGTATCTGGGGAAGGCAGGCATCAGCCCACAGGATAAAGAAGCCGCGATATCCTGGCTGACCGAGTACGCCAAACAGCATGCGCCGATGGCGGTGCGTAAAGCTGCGGGTAAAAAGTTCCCGCTGTGCATGCGGATCCTCGCCCGCTTCGCCTTCAAAGACTACGCCTCATCAGCAGCTGACAGTGTCGATTGTCCAAAATGCCAGGGCAAAGGCATCCTCACCAAAACCAGCGTGATTACCAAAAGCCATTACACCATGCGCCTGCCTCAGTTTGCTAAGGATCTGGGCCAGTCTCCATCTGACTTTGAAGTTTTCCGTCAGGTTAAGGATGTGGACCACCAGCTGTGCAGCAAGTGTAACGGCACGGGCCAACTGAGTAAGCGCTGCCAGTGTGGTGGAACGGGGAAAACCCTCGACCGTAAAGAAACTGATTTTCAGGGTGTACCCGTTTATAAGGAGTGCAAACGGTGCGAGGGAAGAGGGTACAGCAGACCTAAATCCTCAGTGGCGTACCGCGGCGTTCTGTCCGAGCTGGACAGTCTTCCTGATCGCACCTGGCGATATAGCTGGAAGCCGTTCTATGAAAGTCTGGTAACGAAATGCTTTCAGGAAGAAAGCAACGCTGATGCTGAGCTGAAAAAAGTAACAAGAGCGCATAATTCGATATAAATCTCACTATTTAGCGTCACGTTACTTGCAAAGTTGCCGTTTTTGTGTAAATTTGACGTTAACGATGGGCATTGTATGTTCAGAGTTAAAAACCCGCCACCGAGCGGGTTTTTTTATGAAAGCAATTCCCTTCCTCGATGTAAGTGATAAATTAAAATCTCAATAAAAACTCACTTGTAAGGGTTTAGAGTGCGAAAGATTCTTTTAACAGCATTGTGTTTTTTTCCCGTTGCCACCTTTGCGAAATTTATCAACCCGATGGATTTCGATGGCTCTGAAGCTCAAAAAAGCGAAGTTATCGAATACATCAAAGAGCGCGTCCATAAAGATTATTGTGAGGGCCAGCTGGATATGTGTCAGGACACGGTTCTGCGCATGATGGAGCGTGAAAACTTGGACGCGTTCAAGCAAGCCACGCAGGCAAAAGATAAAAAGATCATGGATCGGGTGATCAGTGACTATTGCGACTCAACTTTAGATATGTGCAACTATTCAACTATTAATATGATGTACATAGAAAACCTGAAGTCATCCAAAGAAAGCCTTGAATGGTAATTCTTAACTAGCTCAGCTTCACATCATCTAATTATCCAATATGAGGTCACCATCTGGTGACCTTTTCTATTTCAGGCTCCCGGAACCCCCATCAAGGTCTCGTCGTTAATTCATCCGGAGAGCCTGACCCTCTTACTACATACAGCACCCCGAAACCATCGGAGGTGAGAGATGTTACGAATGGACAAAATAACCACCGGCGCGGCTTACGGCGCCTCTGCGGGGAGCGTGTTGAACGGCATTCTTAACGCATACAGCCCTGAGCAGTGGAACGCCATCGGCGTGCTGGTGGGCATAGTTGTTGCTGTTCTTACGTACCTGACGAATTTGTACTTCAAAATCCGCGAAGATAATCGCCGCGACAGGAGCCAGAATGAACCCGACGCTGAAAAGTAAGCTCTTTAAAGCCATCCTGGGTGGATCGGGCGCAATAACCATTGCCACTGTCATGCTGGGTAATGCTGACGGGCTGGAAGGGCGGCGGTATTACGCATATCAGGATGTCGTTGGAGTTTGGACTGTATGTGATGGACATACCGGCGCAGACGTTCGCCGTGGTCACCGTTACACCGACAAAGAGTGCGATGCCCTGCTGCAGTCCGATCTGGGTAAAGTGGCAAAGGCTATTGACCCGCTAATTAAGGTCCGCATCCCTGAGCCTACCCGGGCAGCGCTTTACTCGTTTACCTACAACGTGGGCGCTGGCGCGTTTAGTCGCTCCACGCTGCTGAAAAAACTGAATGCTGGCGATGTCCCGGGAGCGTGCAAAGAGCTACAGCGCTGGACCTTTGCTGGTGGTCAGCAGTGGAAAGGCCTCATCACCCGGCGCGAGATTGAGCGCGAAGTATGCGAATGGCAGCAAAAGCCGCAACTGTTCAACGGTGGTGCCGGGCCGCTTAACCCTGGAACGCCAGTATCAGCGCCGGGAGTGTTCTGATGAAACCCCATTACCTTATTGCGATCGTCGTGTTCATCCTTTGCTTGTTCGGCGGAGCGTGCTGGTTGGCCTGGTATTACAGCGACAAGGCCAGCCGTGAAAAAACACGCGCAGATAGCGCTGAGCAGCAAGCCGAGTCAGCAAACGTCATCACCGCCAACGTTATTCAGGCCGTGAACATCATTAACACCATCTCCGAGGCAAACCAGAATGCCAAACAGCAGATTGCTCTGGAGTTACAAAGAACCCAAGCAGATATCAAAGTGGCTATTACGAATGATGATTGCGCTCGTCAGCCTGTGCCTGCTGCAGCTGCTAACCGGTTGCGGCAATTCGCGGACGGTTTACGTACCGGCTCCGGTAGTGCCGCTGCCAGCAAACCTGACTACTGAAACGCCACAGCCAGCCATTCCTGAACCGCTGACCTACGGGGCCAGTCTGGATCTAAATGTCAGCCTGCTGTCGGCGCTGGGCCAGTGCAACATCGACAAGGCCAGCATCAGGGAGATAGAAGGCGACCGAGATCACATCACCCATAAAAAGTAATGATTTACACTACTGCCTAGTTGAAGACAAACGCTTTGCCCCCATAAAGATGATGCACTTATCTTGAGTGCTTTCACCTTGAAGGGACTACACGCATGAAAGACGGTATTTATTTTGTAGTGTTCAGAAGTGGTCAGAATGATGTAGGAAACGGAACTGTGGTTGTAAGGGATGACACTGTTAATGGTGGCGATTTTGGATTCACCTATCAGGGTCGCATCCAGGAAGGAAGATTAAACCTTCACGTTTCGCGTCACAATCCGAACGCACAAAATGTCATCGCTGGTCTTAACGATTATGTTATGGATCTGGCAATACGAGATATTGGCGATGGTTACTATCTCGAAGGTGCAATCGCAGGAGTTCCGGGAGCCAACCTGTCCGTGCAGGCAAAGCACATCGGAAACTTGGTATAAAAGCCATATCTATTCAAACCGCCTACGGGCGGTTTTTTATTGCCATCACACATGAGTAAACTTATCCTAATGGCTGTAGAGGATAAATCGTAAATATAATCTTTAGTGGTTAAAATGCGCTTATCACAGGCATTAAGTAAATACCTGTGATAACGTCTAATCATGATAAGTACCTATGATAATTGAGATTCTGAAGCGATAGAAACCGCCTAAAAATTTCAAATATCGAAGCACTTTAATGTAGTTCGTCTAATCAGCGCTAAAACCAGAATCATTAGTTTTATGCGATTAGGCGTTTCAACTGATGTTACAGAATATTTTGCTCGGCTTGAACCATCAAAATTGAAGAATTCAGCTTGCTCTTCGACTAAAGGAAGTGTTGTATCGCCATCGATACTTCTGACATGGTCGCTCAGCGACGTAATTGTTGCGTCATCAACTAAATCGGATTGAATTCTATGTGCTAGTTGATTGCGTAGATGGTTTAGCTTTTCAAGCGCTTTTAATGATGAGTTTGGCAAACCCAGCTTAGATGCAAACTCTAATTTCTTATAATAATTAAGCTTAAATGGTTTTCCGTTGCTTAAGTCAGTATCGAATAAATGCTCTAGTTGTATAGCTGAGCAAATAAATGCCTCTAGGTAGTTTTCTGTTATTAAGTGAAGGCGGAGTACAACACCAACATCATCTTCGCTTTCTGAACATGAAATGATTGCATTTCCAATAACTTCATTTCCGAATAATCTCTGAAAAATCGCGCTGTTCATATTTAACCTCATTCGTGAAAAAACCATTTTAAGAGAATATAACTTATGCCTCAACGCACGCCAAAGGCCTGTCGAATTCGCGGCTGCAGCTCAACAACTACAGACCCATCAGGCTACTGTGAAGCGCACAAGGGTGAAGGCTGGAAGCAATACAAGCCCGGCCAGACCAGACACCAGCGCGGGTATGGCACGAAGTGGGAGATTATCCGTGAGAGGGTCCTCAAGCGTGACAAAGGGCTGTGTCAGGACCACCTGAAGCTGGGTGTCGCTAAGTCAGCCTCATGTGTTGACCACATTATTCCGAAGGCGCAGGGCGGGACTGACGCCGACTCCAACCTTCAAAGCCTGTGCTGGTCATGCCACGCCCGCAAGACCGCGCGCGACCGTCTCAAATGAGAATGGCTCTCGATTGCATCGAGCCGGGGGAGAGGGTGGTCAAATCTCTGCGGCCGGTCGTCTTCCGGACTGCCCGCCTCCTCGTTTTTTTATACCCGCGAAAAATCAAATTTAACCAGGAGTGTCGCTTATGGCTGGAACGGCGGGGCGTTCCGGGCGCCGCCCAAAGCCAACGGCGCGCAAGGAGCTTGCCGGGAACCCCGGTAAGCGAGCCCTGAATAAAGAAGAGCCGGTGTTCACCCCGATCAAGGGCGTGGCACCGCCGGACTGGTTTGAAGAAGAAAATCTGCCGCTTGCGGCGATCATGTGGGAACTGACCACAAAAGAGTTATGCGGCCAGGGCCTGATCTGCGTTACCGATCTCGCCGTGCTCGAGCGCTGGTGTGTCGCTTACGAGTTCTGGCGCCGGGCGGTAAAGAATATCGCTATGGAAGGTCTGTCCATAACGGGCGCAATGGGCGGCAAGATTAAGAACCCTGAGCTGACCGCAAAGAAAGAGCAGGAATCGGAGATGAGCTCTACCGGTTCAATGCTGGGCCTCGACCCCAGCAGTCGCCAGCGTCTGGTCGGGCTCGCCGGCCAGAAGAAAACCTCCAACCCTTTCCTGAAGATGATTAACGCATGAGCCGCAAATCGTACCCCAACGTTAACGCCGCGAATCAGTACGCCCGCAACGTTGTGCGGGGAAAGATCCCGGCGTGCCAGTATGTCATCCAGGCCTGTCAGCGCCATATCGACGATATGGCTCAGGAGAAGAGCCGTAAATTCCGGTACCGCTTTGACAAAGACATGGCGGAGAAGGCCGCGAAGTTTATTCAGCTATTGCCACACACAAAGGGAGAGTGGGCGTTCAAAAGGATGCCGATCACCCTGGAGCCCTGGCAAGTTTTCATCGTCTGCTGCGCCTTTGGCTGGGTGCAGAAGGGGACGAGGCTTCGCCGTTTCCGTGAAGTCTACACTGAGATCCCCCGCAAGAACGGCAAGTCGGCCATCTCTGCTGGTGTGGCGCTGTACTGTTTCACCTGTGATAACGAGTTTGGTGCCGAGGTCTACTCTGGCGCCACGACGGAAAAGCAGGCGTGGGAGGTATTCCGGCCCGCGCGCCTGATGTGCAAGCGCACCCCGCTGCTGGTGGAGGCGTTCGGCATTGAGGTCAATGCTTCAAACCTGAACCGGCCGGAAGACGGCGCCCGCTTCGAACCGCTGATCGGTAACCCCGGTGATGGTTCCTCGCCGCACTGCGCGATAGTCGACGAATATCACGAACACCCGACCGACGCGCTGTACACCACGATGCTGACGGGTATGGGTGCGCGACGGCAGCCGCTGATGTGGGCTATCACCACCGCGGGCTACAACATCGAGGGGCCGTGTTACGACAAACGGCGTGAAGTGATTGAGATGCTGAACGGTTCGGTGCCTAACGAGGAGCTGTTCGGCGTGATTTATACGGTCGATGAAGGCGACGACTGGACCGATCCGAAGGTGCTGGAGAAGGCAAACCCGAATATAGGGGTGTCGGTCTACCGCGATTTCCTGCTGAGCCAGCAACAGCGTGCCGTCAACAATGCCCGGCAGGCGGGGGTGTTTAAAACCAAGCACCTCAACATCTGGGTCGCTGCCAGGGCCGCGTTCTTTAACCTGGTGTCCTGGCAGAACTGCGAAGACAAGACGCTGAACCTGGAGAAGTTCGAGGGGCAACCCTGTGTGCTGGCGTTCGACCTGGCGCGCAAACTGGATATGAACAGCATGGCGCGCCTGTTTACCCGGGAAATCGACGGGAAGACGCATTACTACTGCGTGGCACCGCGCTTCTGGGTGCCGTATGACACGGTATACAGCGTCGAGAAAAACGAGGATCGCCGGACCGCTGAACGTTTTCAGAAATGGGTAGAGATGGGGTTACTGACGGTAACTGACGGGGCAGAGGTGGATTACCGCTACATCCTTGAAGAGGCGAAGGCGGCGAATAAGCTGAACCCGGTCAGTGAATCACCGATTGACCCGTTCGGTGCCACCGGCCTTTCACACGATCTGGCCGATGAAGACCTGAACCCCGTCACCATCATTCAGAACTACACCAATATGTCTGACCCGATGAAGGAACTGGAAGCTGCCATTGAGTCAGGCCGCTTTCATCACGACGGCAACCCGATCATGAGCTGGTGTATCAGTAACGTGGTTGGCAAGCATCTGCCTGGTAACGACGATGTGGTTAAGCCCATCAAAGAGCAGAACGAAAACAAAATCGATGGCGCGGTTGCGCTGATTATGGCGATCGGGCGGGCAATGCTCAAAGAGCCTGGTGATTTCCTTTCATCTCTCGATCCAGACGAAGAGTTCTTAATTCTATGAAATCACTTATCACCGATGTAATCGGGCTGGCCGGTTACGGTCTGCTCACGTCCGGATTTTACCTGCAGTTCGGGTTGGCTCCGGCACTGATGTTCTCCGGCGGTCTCCTGCTGGCGGCGGCACTGGTTATGGCCAGAAGGGGGAAGCGTGCTGCTTGATTCTCTGTTCAGAAGTGAATCGCTTGAAAATCCTGGTACGCCAATAACCGGTGATGCAGTTGATACAGATGGGCTTTTCAGGGCGGATGTGTACGTAAGCCCTGAAACAGCGATGAAGCTGGCGGCGGTGTATGCCTGCATCTACGTCCTGTCTTCAAACCTTGCGCAGATGCCACTGCATGTCATGCGAAAGCACAACGGCAGGGTCGAACCGGCGCGGGATCACCCGGCGTTTTACCTCGTTCACGATGAGCCGAATACCTGGCAGACCAGCTATAAATGGCGTGAGCTGAAGCAACGCCACATCCTCGGCTGGGGAAACGGATATACCTGGGTTAAGCGCAGCCGCCGCGGTGAAGTCACCTCCCTGGACTGTTGCATGCCATGGGAAACCACGCTGATTAATACCGGCGGCCGGTACACCTACGGGCTTTACAACGAAGAGGGGGCTTTCGCAATCAGCCCCGACGATATGATCCACATCCGGGCGCTGGGCAATAACCAGAAAATGGGCCTCAGCCCGGTGATGCTGCACGCCGAAACGATCGGCATGGGGATGAGCGGGCAGAAGTACACGGAAAGTTTCTTCAGCGGCAATGCCCGCCCGGCCGGGATCGTGTCGGTTAAAAGTGCGCTCAACAAAGATAGCTGGGGCTGGCTTAAAGAGCAGTGGCAGAAGGCGTCACAGGCGTTACGCAGCCAGGAAAACAAAACCATGCTGTTGCCTGCGGATCTGGACTACAAGGCGCTGACTGTGTCGCCGATTGACGCCCAGATCATCGATATGTCAAAGCTCAACCGCTCGATGATTGCCGGGATCTTTAACGTGCCGGCACACATGATTAACGACCTGGAAAAAGCCACCTTCAGCAACATCACGCAGCAGGCCATTCAGTTTGTTCGCTACTCGATGATGCCCTGGGTGACGAACTGGGAACAGGAGCTTAACCGCCGTCTGTTTACCCGCGCCGAGCTGGCCGCCGGGTATTACGTCCGGTTTAACCTTACGGGCCTGTTACGCGGCACCCCGCAGGAAAGCGCGCAGTTCTATCACTTTGCGATCACCGACGGCTGGATGAGCCGCAACGAAGCCCGCGCTTTCGAGGATATGAACCCGGTCGACGGCCTGGATGAAATGCTCGTCAGCGTCAATGCCGCCAACCCGGCGGACGATTTCAAAACCATCAAAACCGAAAAGGAAAAAACCGATGAGTGATCGCGAGACCCGCTGTTACAGCGGTGAGGTCCGTGCCGAACAGCAGGGGGAGCAGCCCACGCGCATTATCGGTTACGGATCGGTGTTTAACAGCCGCTCCGAACCCCTCTGGGGATTCCGCGAGATTATTAAACCCGGCGCTTTCGATGATGTGCTGGGCGACGATATCCGCGGGCTGTTTAACCATGACCCGAACTTTATCCTCGGGCGCAGCGCTTCCGGCACCCTGAGCGTCAGCGTAGACGACAAAGGATTGCGCTACGACATCGCGGCCCCTGACACCCAGACCATTCGTGATCTGGTGCTGGCACCGATGATGCGCGGCGACATCACCCAGTCGTCCTTCGCATTCCGTATCGCCCACGATGGCGAGCACTGGTACCAGGACGATGAGGGGATCGTCATTCGCGAAATTAACCGCTTTTCCCGGCTTTTTGATGTAAGTCCGGTGACGTACCCGGCTTATCAGGACGCCGATTCCGGCGTTCGTTCCATGAAAGCCTGGCAGGAAGCGCGCGACAGCGGCGCGCTGGCGCAAGCCATTAACCAACGAACGGCGCGCGAGCGCATGCTGACTCTTCTTAACGCGTAAGGAAAAACCATGAAATTGCACGAACTGAAGCAGAAACGTAACACCATTGCCCGCGAAATGCGTGCTCTGCATGAAGGTATCCCAGAAAACACCACCTGGACTGAAGAGCAGCGCACCCAGTGGAATAAAGCAAAACACGAGCTGGATGCGCTCGACGAACAAATCGGCCGCGAAGAAGAGTTGCGCCGTCACGATCAGAGCTACGTTGACGAGCAGGAGCCGGAACAGCGCCAGCGCCAGGAAAATCCGGAGAAGCAGGCTGAAGGGCGACGCGCCGCAGCATTTGATCGCCTTCTGCGCCACGGATTCGGTGAGCTGACTGCCGAAGAACGCCAGGCCGTTAAAGAGCTTCGCGCCCAGGGCACCACCCCTGACGATAAGGGCGGCTATACCGTACCTACCCAGATGCGCAATACCATCATCGATGCCATGAAAGCCTATGGCGGGGTCGTGAGCGTTGCTCAGATTCTCAATACGTCGAACGGCCAGGATATTACCTGGTCCACTTCTGACGGTACCGCTGAAGAAGGTGAGCTGCTTGCAGAGAACACCGCGGCTACCGAAGGTGATGTGACCTTTGGCACGGCGATCCTGGGAGCTAAAAAGCTTTCATCCAAAATCATCCGCGTCTCCAACGAGTTGCTGCAGGACAGCGGCGTTGATATCGAAGCATACCTGGCGGGGCGTATTGCGCAGCGCATTGGCCGCGGAGAAGCTAAATATCTGGTGCAGGGTACTGGCGCCGGCACGCCACTTCAGCCTAAGGGTCTTGTGGCTTCTGTAACTGGCACCACACAATCCTCAGCGGCGGCGGCCTTTAACTGGAAGGATATGAATACGCTGATCCACTCCCTCGATCCGGCATATCGTGGCGGCCCATCTTTCCGCTGGGCATTCAATGACACGACGTTGCAGAACATCGAGCAAATGGAGGATTCGCAGGGCCGTCCATTATGGCTACCGGATATTACTGGCGGTTCTCCAGCGACTGTTCTGGGTATTCCGTATGTTATCGACCAGGCTATCGATAGTGCCGCCGCGAGCAAAAAATTCATTTTCCTGGGTGATTTCAACCGCTTTATTGTTCGCCGTGTTTCATACATGACCCTGAAGCGCCTGGTTGAACGCTACGCTGAATACGATCAGACGGCGTTCCTGGCCTTCCATCGCTTCGACTGTGTGCTTGAAGATACTGCGGCGATCAAAGCGCTGGTGGGCAAAGCGCCGTAATAAAGAACACCGTTAAAGATGCCGCGAAAGCGGTTTTTTTATGCCCGTCATCTGGCGGGCATGGAGATTTTTATGCTGCTTAAACTCAGTGAAATTAAGCTCCAGTTGCGGCTGGAGGACGATTACACCGAAGAGGATGAGTTGCTGACGGTGATAGGGAGTGCGGTTCAGGCCAGAACAGTGAGCTTTCTTAATCGGACTCTGTATGCAGCAGATGCTGGCATCCCGGATACCGATCCTGACGGGTTGGTTATGACGGACGATATCCGGCTGGGGATGCTGTTGCTGGCCACCCACTTTTACGAAAACCGCTCATCTGTTTCAGAAGTCGAAAAAACAGAGATGCCGCAGTCATTCACCTGGCTGGTCGGCCCCTACCGGTTCATACCGCTATGAAACTTCGCCAGGCGCAAACCAGCGCGACTTATCTGCTGCCAGATCCGGGGGAGCTGGATAAACGGGTGCTGCTCCGTAAGCGGGTCGATGTGCCAGCGGCTGATCTCGGTACCCGTCCTGATTACCCCGAGTCTTATCCGGTCTGGGCAAAGGTTGTCCAGACCAGTGCAACCACTTACCAGGAAACGGCTCAGACCGACAACGCGATCACGCACTACATCACCGTGCGCTGGCGCCGCGGGATCACCAGTGATTTTGAAGTGGTGCAGGGTGAACAGGTGTACCGCGTCAGGCGGGGCCGCGATCTGAACGGTAAGCGGCGCTACCTGCTGCTCGAGTGTACCGAGCTGGGCACTGAGCCAGCAACAACCGGAGGGAACAGTAATGGCAACTCCCTTTTTTCACGTTGATATTCAGCAGCCCAAAGAGATGCGCTTCAACCGGGCGCGCGTCCGCCGGGCCTTCATCCATATCGGCCAGCGCCACATGCGGGATGCCCGCCGTCTGGTGATGAAGCGGGGGAGGTCTGAGCCGGGAGAAAACCCGGCTTATCAGAGCGGGCGGCTGGCGAAATCCATCGGCTATATGGTGCCCAGGGCCAGCAAGAGCCGGCCCGGTTTTATGACGCGTATCGCGCCTAACCAGCGAAACGGGCAGGGGAACCGGCTCATTACCGGCGACTTTTACCCGGCGTTTCTGTTCTACGGTGTGCGGGGCGGCGCTAAGCGTCGGCGCGGCCACCACCGGGGTGCATCCGGGGGGAGTGGCTGGCGGCTGGCACCGCGTAACAACTTCATGATTGAAACGCTTCAGAAAAACAGCCCGTGGACGCGCTACTACCTGGCCCGCGAGCTGCGCCTCTCACTCAAGCCGGAGAAACGTCGTCGATGAAACTGACGCCAGTTATTGCCACCCTGCGCGCCCGCTGTCCTTTATTTCAGAACCGGGTGGCCGGTGCCGCGCAGTTTAAGGATCTGCCGGAGGTCGGCAAGATGTTGCTTCCTGCGGCCTATGTGGTACCGGGCGATGATTCCCCGGGTGAACAAAAAAGCCAGACAGATTACTGGCAGACGCTGCGCGAGGGTTTCTCCGTAATTGTGTTCGTCAGTAACAGCCGTGACGAACGCGGCCAGTTTGCTTCCTTCGATGTGGTTCACGAGGTTCGCCAGGCGCTCTTTAAAGCACTGCTGGGCTGGAACCCGGAAGAATACGGTAATCCCATTACCTATGACGGCGGCACGCTGCTGGATGTGAACCGTCACGAGCTGAGTTATCAGTTCGACTTCGTCGTTGAGTCTGAGCTGACAGAAGACGACACCCGGCAGCAGGACGATCTGAACGCGCTGGATGAGTTCAAAACCCTTTCCATCGATGTCGATTTTATCGATCCGGGCCACGGGCCAGACGGTGAAACCGAACACCACACTGAAATCAACCTTCCCACCTGAGGAAAACCATGTTTGTAAAACCGAAAAAAGGGCGGTCAGTCCATGACCCGCTCCGGGGCGACCTTTTGCCTGAGGAGGGGCGAAACGTTGAAGAGAGCCAGTACTGGTACCGTCGGGAAATCGACGGGGATATTGCAATTGTTCAGCCGGAAAAAGGCGGCGAACCGGAAAATAAGGCGAGCACTAAATGACAGTATCGATGAACACCATCCCGTCTGATCTCCGCGTTCCGCTGTTCTATGCAGAGATGGACAACAGCGCGGCGAACACTGCCCAGACCAGCGCCCCTTCGCTTTTAATCGGCCATGCCAATGCGGGTGCCAGCATCGCCACCAACCAGCTTGTATTCATGCCGACAGCCGATTACGCGGTTCGGGTCGCTGGCGCTGGCAGCCAGCTGGCGCGCATGGTCGAGGCGTACCGTAAAACCGATCCCTTCGGCGAACTCTGGGTTATCGCTGTGCCGGTACCGACCGGAACGGCAGCGACGGTCACCCTGACGGTAACAGGCTCTGCCCTGACTGCAGGTGTGGTATCGCTTTATATCGGTAACCGCCGCATTCAGGCGGCCGTCAGTGCAAGTGATACGGTGGCCGCAATTGCCACATCCATTGCCGGCGCCATTACCGCTGACGGGCGTACGCCATACACTGCCGCTGCTGCCGCAGGTGTGGTTACGCTGACGGCACGCCATAAGGGCACCTGGGCAAACGACATCCCGGTAACGCTGAATTACTACGGGTTCAGCGGCGGTGAATCCCTGCCATCTGGCGTCAATATTGCGATCGCCACTGGTGCCTCAGGTACCGGTGCGCCAGTGCTGACCGGAACAATCGCGGCGATGGGGGATGAGCCCTTCGATTATATCGGCCATCCGTTTAACGACACGGCTTCAGTTAATACCATCAGCCAGGAAATGAACGATACCAGCGGGCGCTGGAGCTGGTTACGCCAGATTTACGGCCACGTCTACACCGCCAAAATTGCTGTCGTGAGCGATCTGATTACCGTGGGGGATATGTTCAATGATCCGCACCTGACGATCGCCGGGTACGAAAAAACGGTGCAGTCCTGTGCTGACGAGCTGGCGGCCAGCCGCACCGCCCGCGCCGCAGTATTCCTGCGTATCGACCCGGCCCGCCCGACGCAGACCGGCGAACTGGTGGGCATGCTGCCACCCCCGAGCGGTAAGCGCTTCATCAAGACCGAGCAGCAATCCCTGTTAACGCACGGGATCGCGACGGCCTACACCGAAGGTGGCGTGCTGCGCATTCAGCGTGACATCACCACCTATAAGAAAAACGCTTATGGCGTGGCCGATAACAGCTACTTGGACAGTGAAACGCTGCATACCAGCGCATACGTCCTGCGCCGCCTGAAGACAGTGATCACCAGTAAGTACGGGCGCCATAAGCTGGCGAACGACGGAACCCGCTTCGGCCCCGGCCAGGCGATTGTCACTCCGGCGGTGATCAAAGGGGAACTGCTGTCGACGTACCGACAGATGGAGCGCGAGGGGATCGTCGAAAACTTCGATCTGTTTAAAGCGCACCTGATTGTTGAGCGCGATGCAAATGACCCGTCCCGCATCAACGTGCTGTACCCACCTGATTACGTTAACCAGCTGCGAGTGTTCGCGCTGCTTAACCAGTTCCGTCTTCAGTATGCAGAGGAGAGCGCATAATGGCGCGCATTGCTGGTACCTGTTATATCAAAGTCGACGGCCTCCAGCTGTCGCCAACCGGGGGCATTGAGGTCCCCATGAACCTTAAGGTGCGTGATGACATCGTCGATCTTAGTGGCGGAGTAGACTTTAAAGAAACCCACCGGGCGCCATACGTCAAATTCACCGGGAAGGTCCCCAAAAATTTTCCGGTCGACAAAATCACTGAATCGACCGAAATGACGATCACCGCTGAGTTGGCCAACGATCAGGTCTATGTGCTGTCGCAAGCCTGGCTCCACGGCGAAGCCAACCATAACCCGGAAGAAGGCACAGTGGATCTTGAATTCCACGGAACAGATGGAGGTTACCAGTAATGCAAGAGATGGTGCTGAATCAACCGGTAAACGCTCATGGTGAAACCATCAGCGTGCTTGAGTTTAAAGAGCCAACCGGCAAAGACGTGCGCGAGCTGGGTTATCCGTATCAGATGAACCAGGACGAATCCATCAAGCTGCAGGCGCATATTATTGCGAAGTATATCGTCAGGCTGGCCAGCGTACCATTGAGTACGGTTGACCAGATGTCGCCGGGTGATCTTAATACGGCAGGCTGGCTGGTGGCGGGTTTTTTCCTCCAGGCTTGACGGCAGAATATCTCACTGACCGCTTTTTTGACTGCGCCAGTTACTGGCGCATTAACCCTTTTGAACTGCTGGACAAGCCAATCAGTGAAATACCTTTATTGGTAAGTCAGGCAAACAGAATTGAGCAGGAGAAGCAGCGCAATGGCTGAGTTTGAACTTAAGGCGCTGATCACCGGTGTCGACAAGCTGTCACCTGCGCTGTCGCGAATGCAGAAAAATATTCGTGGCTTCAGGCGGCAGGCAGAGGAAGCATCAAAAGGTGGGCTCGCACTTGGGGGAGGTCTGGCCGCCGGGCTGACCTTATCGATGAAAGCATATGCGGATCAGGAGAACGCGGCCACTGGTTTGAAAGTCGCCATGATGCAGGATAATGGCGAAGTTGGCAGTAGCTTTGAAAAAATTAATAAGCTTGCAGTAGGTTTGGGTAATCAGTTGCCGGGAACAACCGCTGACTTTCAGAACATGATGCAAATGCTGGTGCGTCAGGGTATTCCGGCAGAGAACATTCTCGGCGGGGTCGGGAAAGCGACGGCTTATCTGGCTGTGCAGTTGAAGAAGACACCCGAAGCGGCAGCAGAATTTGCGGCCAAAATGCAGGATGCTACAGGGACCGCTTCAGATGACATGATGGGGCTGTTCGATACTATTCAGAAAGCGTTTTATCTTGGTGTTGACGACACCAACATGTTGTCGTTCTTCACCAAAACCAGTTCCGTTCTGAAGATGATTAATCAGGACGGGCTTAAGGCCGCCCAGGGTCTTGCGCCGATCAGTGTGATGATGGATCAGATGGGGATGCAGGGCGAGTCGGCGGGTAACGCGCTTCGAAAAGTTATTCAGTCAGGCCTGAATATAAAGAACGTTAAGGGCGTTAACAAAGTGCTGGCGAGCCAGAAACTTGGCATCAATCTCGATTTTACCAACGGGAAGGGCAGCTTTGGTGGGCTCGACAATTTGTTTGCGCAGTTGAGCAAGCTTCGCAAATTGACCGACGTTAAACGTACCGGTGTTCTGAAAGCTCTATTTGGTGATGATGCTGAAACACTGCAGGTTGTGAATGCCCTGATCGATAAAGGCAAAGATGGCTATGACCAGATTCAGCAAAAAATGAATCGGCAGGCCAGCCTGAATAATCGAGTTCAGGCCCAACTGGGAACTCTTACCAACCTCTGGGAGGCAATGACAGGCACAGCCACTAATGGCCTCGCAGCCATTGGCGGAGCTTTTTCTGGAGACGCGAAGCAGGTCACAACCTGGTTGGGGGATCTTGGTGAGCGTTTTACAAAGTTTGCTGATGAGAACCCCAGAGTAATTCGTGGTGCTTTTGGATTAGCTGCTGGCCTGGCTGTTTTGAAGTTAGGATTTATGGGTGTCGGCGGGGCAATTAGCATGGTAAGCCGAATCTTATCAATGAGTCCCATTGGCATGATTGCTACCGGCATTGCGTTAGCCGCCGGACTGATTATCTCCAACTGGGATGTAGTTGGACCTTATTTCAAAAAATTATGGGGATTTGTTCAGCCAATATTTTCTGAATGGATGCGCTGGGCGAAGATGGCTTTTGACTGGTCTCCCTTGGGCTTAGTAATAAATAACTGGGGGCCAGTGGTGCAGTGGTTTCAGGATATGTGGGCAAAGCTGAAACCTATAGTTGAGTGGTTTACCGACGGCGCTAGTGATACCGTCGCCGCTGCGAATGCTGCGCAGTGGGGAGCGGGTGGTTACGGTGCTTATGGTGCAGGGGTGGCAAGTTCTGGCTACAACCCATACGAGATTAAGCAGGGAGTTGCTGCTCAACCTCAAGGAGAGGTTACCGTTAAGTTTGAAAATGCTCCGCCAGGAATGAAGGTGACTGAGACTCGAGCATCGGGGATAGATGTAAACCATGATGTGGGTTATACCAGAATCGGTAGGACAGGTATGGGTAGTTAGATTTTCAATTGGAAATAATCTGAAATGCGATGTTATGATTTTATCCTCAATATCTGATGGATAAAAAAATGTCATATATCGATTCAAACTTAGTCGGCAATGAAGAAGTGGTTTATCGCGGACATGTTACTTTATGGGCTTGGTTGCCATGGGTGGTATGGGGCTTAATTTTAGGTTTCACTACTCTCATAGGGTTCGTTCTGATTCCTTTAGGTTATTTTGTCTTGCGTTCAAATGAGGCTGCGATAACTAACAAGCGGTTGATTGCTAAGTCCGGCCTAATCAAGAGAGATACTGTAGAAATTCCTATCAGGAAAATTTCAAGCCTGCAGGTTAAGCAGGGGATATCTGGGCGTTTGCTGGGTTACGGATCTCTTATTATCAGTGATACTGGGGCTGTTCACGCTCCAATCCGCTTTATCAAAGACCCAATGAAGTTCAGGCAGCGTTTCTTTGAGCTTCAGGAAGAGATAGAAAATAAATAATCTTAAATAAACCCGCCAATCGGCGGGTTTTTTGTTTCTGGAGATGGTATGGCGTGGAAAGACCGATTGCAAAACGCCTCGTTTCGCGGCGTCCCGTTCAAAGTTGAGGATGAAGACTCTACCGGCGGGCGCCGGGTTGAAACCCACGAATACCCCAATCGTGACAAGCCGTATACAGAAGACCTCGGTAAGGCCACGTTCCGCGCATCCATTACAGCTTATGTGATCGGGGATGACTGTTTCGAACAGCGCGATGCGCTGAAGGAGGCGCTGAATAAACCGGGTCCCGGCACGCTGATTCATCCAACTTTTGGTGAAATCAGCGTTTGTGTTGATGGTGAGATCAGGGTCAGCACAAGAAAGGAAGAGGGCCGCGTGGTCCGCTTTGACCTCCGGTTCGTCGAGGCCGGTGAACTGGCTTACCCGACATCAGGTGCGGCAACTGCCCAGATACTCGGGTCCTCATGCTCCGTGTTGGACAGTTGTATCAGTGATGCGTTCGACGGGTTTGGCATGGATGGCATGGCTGATTTTGTGCAGCAGGACGTTATTGGGCAGGCCAGTGGAATGGTTGGCTACGTCTCAGACGCCATGAAGATGATCGACGATGGCGTGTCTGCTGGAGCTCGTCTTCTCCAGGGTGATATTTCGGTGCTGCTGCCTCCTCCGTCATCAGGGAAGGGCTTTATTGAGTCGCTGCAAAAAATGTGGCGAACGGGCAACCGGCTGTACGGCAACTCTGCCGATCTGATCACGATGGCAAAAGCTCTTTCGGGTATCAGCCTTGGAAAAGACCTGGCGCCCAGGGGAGTGTGGAAAACCGACAGCCAGAGCACCAGATCCAAAACAGAGCAGCGAAACCATGTTGCGAGCGCGATCCGAACTACAGCCTTAAGCGAGGCGGTTTACACCGTAACGAAACTACCCGCTCCGTCTGCTGTTACAGCTGCCGGCTCCTCCGGTCAAAGTGCTGCGATAGTAGCAAATGTCTCTCACCCGGCGCTGAGCAACGCGCCAACAAACACCGTCACTCCTGATGCTCCGTCGTGGGATGAACTCACTGTAGTTCGCGACACCCTGAACCAGGCAATCGTGAAAGAGATAGAGCGGACGACTGACGATCGTGTTTTCACTGCACTGCGCCGTTTAAAGGCAGATCTGAATGCCGACCTGACGCAACGTCTCAGGCAGACAGACAGAACCGTAACGGTACTGCCCGTGGGAATAGAGCCTGCCGTCGTTGGGGCGGGCCGTATCTCCGACGACGCCAGCCGCGCCGGTGAAATTGTCCAGCGCAACGGTATTGCGCACCCCGGATTCGTACCCTTGCAGCCGCTTAAATTGTCGACGCGCCAGCTGGCGTGGCGGGTAAACCAACAAGTTGATCAGGACCAGCTTTATACGGCAAGGACCAGCGACTGGTTGAGATGGGCGATCGCGGTTGAGAAAGCCTGTTCATTAGGATTTTAGGAGTCAGCATGTCCCAGTTTACTGAAGCCGATTCATCGGTTAACCGCCTGAATGCGGCGGTTACGGCATTCGAAAAAGTATTGACTGAGCCGGAAGGAACGGTGGTCGAAATGCCCACAGGCGCGGCACAGCCGAGCCTGGCAGAAAGGTTGAAGCGCGCTGTCGATGCAGTCACAGTTAAACCCGCACAGGCCGCAGCGCAGGCCTCAGCTGCAGCTCAGCAAGCACAGGCCGCGCAGCAGTCAGCCGCCCAAAGCGCAGCAGATGCTGCGAACTCGGCCGCCGCCACTGGATACGTGGATGCGCCGTTCCCTGATGTATGGGCGCCGCTGTCCGATGACCTTCGCCTGCTGGCCGGGATCGCTCCGGCAGATACAATCCCGGGCACCAGTTACACACTTCCCACGAAATCGATGGCGTTTACCCGCTCAACAATCGCGACGTATATTGATAAATCAGGCGTGCTTAAAACGGCCGCAGTTAACGAAGCGCGTTTCGAACGAGAAGGGATCTTGATAGAAGGTCAAAGCACTAACTATATTTTGAATAGTGATGATCCTTCTAAGTGGGTTACCTCATCTATTATCACGAAAACTGTTTTAACTGCTGACGGTTCAACACAAGCAGTGACTTTAAAAGGTGTTACTACTATTGCGCAAGCAACGGCCACACTTGTTTCGTCAAGTAATGTGTCAGCAGCGGCAGGTGAGTCCGTAACAATATCTTGCCGTATGAAGGGTAATTATGGACTTATTCGACTAGCATTTACCACAGATGGAACCACGTCGCACGTTGTATTCTTCGATGCAATTACAGGTATTTCTACTGGTGCCGTAACAGGAGTAACTGTAAGTTCTGTGCTAGGGTTTGATGGATACTCAACAGTTACCGCAACAATAACAGCTTCAACGCCTGCCGTTTTTTCAGGTTATATTACTATAGCTAAAGCTTCGGCAGACTCAGTAATACCAGTTGGTTCTGAGTATTACATGCAGATGCCACAAGTTGAAAAGAATATAATAGCAACAAGTTATATTCCAACAGGGGCTTCGGCGGTTACACGCGCAGGGGATTCTTTAGAAATATCACCGCAAGGGAATGTCGGATACCGTTTAGTAGGTGATTCCTTTACCCGCTCACTTGCATTTGAAGTGTCAATAAATAAATTTAACCCTACGATTAACTATGTTGACCTGCTTGCCAACTGGGGGGCGAAGAACGATATTATTTTAAGATGTACTCCCAATACTATCAGGTCATATAGAAGTAGCACTGGACCGACGATATCTAACGTCACAATCCCTTTCATTAGCAAGTTATATGTGCAAACCATAAATACGGCCAATAGTAACGAGGTTACAAGTTATTTTGACGGCCAGAGCAATACCACTACCAGTGGTGGCCCTGTAGATGCAAGCACAGCAGGGACAGCATTAAGATTCTCAGGAAACTCAAATGCAGTCTTCCATATCCGTAACTTCCGTATCTGGCACCGCCTTTTATCTGAGATTCAAATCAGAGGACTCCGCTGATGAAAGATTTATATTTGCGCTTTTCCAGTGAGGAAGAGGCGCAACAGAAATTAATTGCGTTCGGGTTTGAACATGAAGAAGAGCAGGGCGGTTTATTTCACCCTGATATTTGCCTGGATGTGGTCGGCGTTATTATTACCAGTACCGGCGAAGCAGAGTCCGTGGAATACGTCACCGAACCCGGTTACCACGTCAATCTCCGCATTGTTAACGGCGATCTCGATTTATCCAGCTTAAATGGATTCGCCGTGAACCCTAAAACCCCTGCTCGCGTCTGGGCCTGATTATGGATGACAACGTTACTCTGAGGGTCAATGGCAGGGAGTGGGGCGGCTGGACATCAGTCAGGATTGGCGCAGGTGTTGAACGGCTGGCGAGGGATTTCAGCGTCGAAATTACCAGGCAGTGGCCAGGCGAGAACGGTGACACCCTCTCACTGAAAGTGAAAGGTGGCGACCGGGTCGAAGTTTTGATTGGCACCGATTTGGTGATCACTGGCTGGGTCGAGGCAACCCCTGTTCGCTACGACGCACGCTCTGTCAGTGTTGGAATCTGCGGGCGCAGCCTGACAGCAGATTTGATCGACTGCGCCGCAGAACCGACGCAATTCAACGGACAGTCTCTGGTTCAGGTGGCCGCCGCGCTGGCAAAGCCGTTTGGTATTGAAGTCGTTAATTCCGGCGCACCTGCTGACGTTATCCCGGGCGTGCAGCCTGATCACGGCGAAACGGTTATCGAGGTGCTGAATAAGATGCTGGGTCAGCAACAGGTGCTGGCTTATGACGATCCAGTGGGGCGGCTGGTGATTGGTGGAGTTGGGTCGACGCGAGCGCATACCGCGCTCGTTCTCGGCCAGAACATCCTTTCCTGCGATACCGAAAAAAGTATCAGGGACCGTTTTTCAACGTATCAGGTATCCGGGCAGAGAGCCGGGAATGATGAAGACTTTGGCGCGGCCACCACAACGGCTCTCCGGGCGAAGACCGAAGATGCCGGGATCGGGCGGTACCGGCCAATGGCTGTTCAGCAGACAGGCCAGGCGACAGGTGCAAGCTGCATCGCCCGCGCTGATTTCGAAGCTCGCCAGCGCGCCGCCCGCACTGATGAAACAACGTACACCGTGTGGGGGTGGCGCCAGGGTGACGGTTCTCTCTGGCAACCTAACCAGCGGGTAATCGTCTTTGACCCCGTCTGTGGGTTTAACAACCGTGAGCTGCTGATTTCCGAGGTGTTGTTCACCAAAGACAGCAACGGCACGATCACCGAGTTGCGCGTCGGGCCGCCTGATGCGTATCTGCCGGAACCTGCCGATCCTAAACAGCGGAAGAAGAAAAAAGCTGAGGAGGCTCCTTTCTGATGGGTAACTTTCAACAAATGCAGCGGCAGCTGCTTAACCTGATTCGGCGCGCGGTCGTGGGAAGCGTTAAGCCTGATTCAAAATGTCAGGCTGTGGATGTGGAACTACTCGCGGGTGAGAAGAAGGGTGGCATTGAGCATCTTGAGCCTTATGGGTTTACCTCACATGCGAATCCGGGTGCTGAAGCTCTGGTTCTGTTTCCTGATGCCGATCGCTCCCATGCTGTAGCGGTCACCGTGTCCGATCGCCGCTATCGCATCCGGTCTCTTAAGCAAGGTGAAGTCGCCATTTATGACGATCTGGGACAGTCGGTCACACTGACGCGGACCGGTATCGTCGTGAACGGCGCCGGAAAGCCCATTACCTTCATGAACGCGCCGAAAGCGCGGTTCGAAATGGACATCGAATCGACAGGCCAGATCAAGGACCACTGCGACACAACCGGGGTCACGATGGCGTCAATGCGCCTCACGTACAACGGTCATATACACAAAGAAAACGGTAACAGCACAGACGTGCCGGACAAACAAATGGGGACGTAAATATGGACCTGTGGCTAACCGTAAACGGGGTAAGCGTTTCAGCGAATGCCCCTCTCGATTTACTCACCCGCTCTGTTGTGATTTCTCTTTTCACCTGGCGCCGCGCGCAACCGGATGACAATGCCGATCAGCCTAACGGGTGGTGGGGCGATACCTGGCCTGCAGTCCAGAACGACCGGTACGGTTCGCGCCTCTGGTTGCTCCAGCGTCAGAAGCTGACGAACCAGACAGCCCTGGTCGCCAGGACGTATATCAACGAAGCACTGCAGTGGATGATCGACGACGGCGTTGTTTCCAGGATTGACCTCCTCATTCAGCGTACCGGCATTAACGAACTGGGTAACAGCATAACGCTGTGGCGCTACAACCAGCCCACCACTATTTCTTTTGACGATCTATGGAGTGCGATCACAAATGGCTGACAGCGAATTCCAGCGCCCGACGCTGGCAGAAAATATCAGCATGCTCCGCACCGACCTTTTTTCCCGCCTGGACGCGAGCGACACCATCAGGCGTATGGATGAAGACGTGAGGGCGAAAGTGTATGCGGCCGCGCTGCATACCGTGTATGGCTACATTGATTACCTGGCGCTGAACATGCTGCCGGATAAGTGCGATGAAGCCTGGCTGCAAAGGCATGCGGCCATGAAGCGCTGCCCCCGAAAAAGCCCTACAGCGTCAGCAGGATTTATGCGCTGGGATGGCGTAACAAACGGCATTACGGTTAAAGCTGGCGCAGTGATTCAACGCGACGACCTGATCCAGTACACCACCACGGCAGACGCGACCAGTGCAGGCGGCGTTCTGCGCGTGCCGATCGTGTGCAGTGTCACCGGCAACATGGGTGAAATTGACGATGGCGCCGCGCTTTATCTGGTGACGCCGGTTAATGGCCTGCCGTCTTCAGGCGTAGCTGACTCTGTTGCTGGTGGGTTTGATATTGAGGATCTGGAAACCTGGCGCGCCCGGGTGCTGGAGCGTTACTACTGGACGCCTTTGGGTGGTGGGGACGGCGATTATATTGTGTGGGCCAAAGAAGTGCCGGGCATCACCCGGGCGTGGACCTACAGGCACTGGATGGGGGCTGGTACGGTGGGCGTGATGGTGGCCAGCGATGATCCGGTCAACCCCATTCCAGACGCAGCAACTGTTGCAGCAGTAAAAGCCCACATCGCCCCGCTTGCGCCTGTTGCCGGCGCTGATCTGTATCCGTTCGCACCCGTCGGCCATAACGTCAATTTCAGAATACGCCTGACACCTGACACGCCAGAAGTCCGCGCGGCAGTGACGGCGGAGTTACGCTCGTTTCTTTTGAGGGACGGCTACCCGGAAGGTGAACTCGAAATCTCACGAATAAACGAGGCTATTTCCATCGCAGCAGGCGAGCACAGCCATGTTCTGGTGGCTCCGACAGCCAGTATCCCGATCGCCAAAAATGAACTGGCCATACTGGGGACGCTCGCATGGACGTGACCGATGACGACTACATCCATTTGATGTCAGCCCTGCTGCCGCCTGGTCCTGCATGGTCAGTTGACGATCCGGCAATTATCGGCGCAGCTCCCTCGCTGCGGCGGGCTCACCAGCGCGCCGATGAGCTGATGCTGGAATTAGATCCGCGCACAACCACCGAGCTGATTAACCGCTGGGAAACCTGCTGCGGCCTGCCTGATGAATGTATCCCGGCGGGGACGCAAACGCAGCTGCAGCGTCAGAGCAGGCTGGACGCAAAGGTCAATTTAATTGGTGGCATCAACGAGAGGTTTTACCTTGACCAGCTTGCTGCCCTGGGCAAGCCAGGGGCGACGATCACCCGCTACAACAAGGGGCCGTTCAGATGTACCTCCGCCTGTACCGAAGCCGTGTATTCAACTGAATGGCGTTACTACTGGCAGGTCAACATGCCGTCCTCAACGGATGCTACCTGGATGACGTGTACTGATGACTGCGACACCCCGGTTCGTTACTGGGGTGATACGGTCGCGGAATGCGTGATCAGTAAACTCTGCCCGTCCCATACCTACGTACTTTTCAAATATCCGTAACCGGAGAAACTATGCATCGTATTGACACACCTACTGCGCAGAAAGATAAGTTCGGCGCGGGGAAAAATGGCTTTACCCGGGGTAATCCGCAGACAGGAACGCCAGCTACCGATCTTGATGATGATTATTTTGACATGCTGCAAGAAGAGCTGGTTGCGGTAGTCGAAGCGGCAGGGCTGGCTCTCGATAAGTCCAGACGTGACCAGATGCTTACGGCATTAAGAAAATTACTTTTAAGTCGCGCCAACCCTTTCGCAGATATTAAATCTGATGGCGCTGCTGCTATCACAGCGGCGCTTTCTAACCTTGGGTTTACCTATGGCACAGGCTGGTACAAGCTCGGCAGCCTTATTATTCAGTACGGGACTATAGACTTTACCGGGGTTACATCAAGGGCCGTTACATTTCCTATCCCATTCCCTACAGAGGTGGCGCAGGTGATTGTTTCTGATGCCGGATTCAGTACCGGTAACATGTGGGGGTATAAAAACAAAACCTTAACTGGATTCACTGGCTGGGTAAACGTCGCTGGTGAAGGCGGCCAATATTTTGCATTCGGGAAATGATTAACATGGGTAATTATATTTATAGTGCAGTAAATAACGCCTTTTACCCTTTCTCTCTGAAAAGTGATTATGAGCGGTCAGGAACCTGGCCGGATGATGGCGTGGAAGTAAGCGACGAGGTAGCCAGTGAGTTCATGTCATCTCCTCCTGCTGGAATTTGCCGGGTTCCCGGGAATGCCGGGCTTCCCGCGTGGGGAGATGTACCTCCACCCACGCATGAAGAGGTTGTTGCGCAGGCCCAGGCTGAAAAGCAGTACCGCATTGATTCAGCGAACGACCACATGAACGGCAAGCAGTGGCCCGGTAAAGCCGTGCTTGGGCGGTTAAAGGGGGAAGAGTTGGCGCAATACAATGCGTGGCTCGATTATCTGGATGCCCTTGAAGCAGTAGACACATCCAGTGCTCCTGATATCGCCTGGCCAGAACAGCCAACTTTGTAAACCAACTTGATCTGCACACCCTTTGAAACTACTGTATATAAAAACAGTATAAAAATCAGGAGTGGTTGTTTATGGAATTTTACACGGCAGTAGAATTGCGCGGCATTGTCGCGCTACCGCTTTACGGGAGTCTTGTTCAGTGCGGATTTCCGTCCCCGGCGGCGGATTATGTTGAGCAGCGCATCGATTTAAACGAACTGATGATCCAGCATCCCAGCGCAACATATTTTGTTAAAGCTGCGGGGGATTCAATGATCGAGGCGGGCATCAGTGACGGTGATCTGCTGGTGGTGGACAGCTCCAGAACGGCAGAACATGGCGATATCGTGATTGCTGCCGTGGGCGGTGAGTTTACTGTTAAACGCCTGCAACTCCGGCCAACGGTACAGCTTGTTCCAATGAACAGCGCCTACTCGCCGATTATGGTGGGCAGTGAGGATACCCTGGATGTTTTCGGGGTGGTGACGTACATCGTTAAATCGACCAGCTGAAATGTTTGCTCTCTGTGATGTGAATAGCTTTTACGCATCATGCGAAACGGTGTTCAGACCTGATTTAAAGGGGCGGCCCGTCGTTGTTCTTTCGAATAATGACGGGTGCGTTATCGCTCGGAGCGCTGAGGCGAAGGAAATCGGCATAGCCATGGGCGAGCCGTTCTTTAAGCAGCGTGACTTATTCCGGCGCTACAAAGTAGCTACGTTCTCCAGTAATTACGAGCTGTACGCGGACATGTCGAACCGCGTCATGACCACGCTGGAGATCATGAGTCCTCGCGTAGAAATTTATAGTATTGACGAGGCATTCTGCGACCTTACAGGCGTGCGGAACTGTCGAAACTTGGAGGACTTTGGTCGGGAGATTCGCGCAACGGTTTTGCAGAATACGCATCTGACCGTCGGTGTCGGCATTGCTCAGACCAAAACCCTGGCGAAGCTGGCGAACCATGCTGCGAAGAAGTGGCAGCGGCAGACTGGTGGCGTGGTCGATTTATCAAATGTCGATCGGCAGCGCCGGTTAATGTCTCTCGTTTCCGTCGAGGACGTCTGGGGCGTAGGGCGCCGTATTAGCAAAAAACTCAATGCCATGGGAATCAAGACCGCTCTCGATCTCTCTGAGCAAAGTACCTGGGTTATTCGTAAGCATTTTAATGTGGTTCTGGAACGCACGGTGCGGGAGCTACGCGGTGAACCCTGCCTGGAGCTGGAAGAATTCGCCCCGGCAAAACAGGAAATCGTCTGCTCGCGTTCGTTCGGTGAACGAGTAACGGAGTACGAGCAGATGCACCAGGCGATCTGCAGCCATGCAGCGCGCGCTGCGGAGAAGCTGCGCAGTGAGCACCAGTACTGCCGGTATATTTCCGCCTTCGTGAAAACCTCACCATTCGCGCTCAATGAGCAGTACTACGGCAACAGTGTATCTGTAAAACTCCTCACGCCCACCCAAGATAGCAGGGACATTATCAATGCCGCGGTGCGCTGCCTAGACAACATCTGGCGGGACGGCCACAGGTATCAGAAAGCAGGCGTAATGCTTGGTGACTTTTTCAGCCAGGGCATTGCGCAGCTGAACCTGTTCGACGACGCTGCGCCACGGCATAACAGTGAGAAACTGATGGAGGTACTTGATCGTCTTAACGCAAAAGACGGAAAGGGGACTCTGTTTTTTGCCGGGCAGGGAATACAGCAGCAGTGGCAGATGAAGCGAGATATGCTTTCGCCTCGTTACACGACCAGATTCTCCGATCTGCTGATCGTACGCTGATCACCAGTGACAGCGAAGCTATCGAGGGCGCTGCCGCGCAGCAGCAGCATGAACAAGAAACGACGCCCATAAAAAAGCCCGCGTCAGCGGGCTTCTACACTGTCTGCTTTAAAATCAAGCAGCTTTCTTAGTTACAGAGTCCAGTTGTTGATCGATAAAAGCCTGAATTGCTTTGATATTATCGATATTCTTGATGGCTTCGCGCAACAACGCAATGCGAAGTGCTTCGGTTTTATTCATCATATTGGCTCCTGACTTACCTGGTTAGGTAACATACTTTTGAAGTTGACTAAGTTATACGAATGCCATCGCTGATAAGCGGTTGGCTCCGTCCTGAATACTGTCCATATCGCCGCGCTCTATAGCTGATGCAACTTGGTGCATTAAAATCACAGCTTGGCTGGCATTGGCCATAACTCGTTCGTCGTCCCAAACGCCAACTTTAAGTAGCTTGCTAATGATATCAGCTGTTGCTTCTGAAAGATTTGCAATTTCTGCGAACGATGGATTGAAACCTTGTAACTGCGCAATAGATTTGGCATTAACATGCTTTACAAACCAAGCAGATACTTCTTGAATCTTACGGTACAACTCTAAAGCTAGAGCATTACTGTTAACATTAGCCGCACTGTTGATACTAGCAACATTTGAATTCAT